GCTCTTCCGTCACTGAGTGAGCTTTTCCCTTTACTGCGGCGTCCCCGTGTGGTCGCTGCCTGTTCTGTTCAACCCGGTGTCCATGAATTTTCCTGCCTTCCGACTGTCGCTGCTGCCCCTTGCCAGTCCTACCTCTATATCGGTTACCTGTGCCGACGTTAAGGCGCGCGCAATGTGGCAGACATAACGCATGGCGTAAATCCGCCCGCCGATACCCGTCCTTTCCACCCCGTTAAATGCTTCTATAACGGCCTTTCTGACTACATCCTGATAGCCGATGACTGCATCTTTCCCAACTCTGATGCGGAAATAAACAGGCACGGGGGCGGGACGTGTAAAACTGACCTCGTAAGCCGGTTTTGGGTCTGTGTACGTTTCATCATGCACGGTCAAGGTTGTATTGCCTGTGAAATCACATCCGCAACCTGCAAAGCGCAAGATGGTTTCGGCTATCTGCCTGTCGTCGCCGCCTACAACGGCAACATAGATACTGTGGGGTTTGATGGCCTGCCCGTTGTGCGTTTCCTCTACCGATTTCGGGTTATCGACCACATACACATCACTCACCCCGTCAAGCTGTGCGACGTTGGAATACACGGACTGCGGCGTTCCGTGTGCATTTGCGGCCACCGACTGCTGCCGGCGGCGGCGGAAATCCGCGCGGCTTTCCAATTCCCTTCCCGGGACGGCGGGACGTGGATTATTGACGCGGTCAAGCCCGGTAATTGTTCTGATAGGCTGGTTTACCGTATTGGCGGCGGCCGATACCACGCCGGCGGCGGTAAAAATACCCGTCCCCCTGCCGCCTTCCAAAATAGAGGATTCATCCCTCAATATCCATTGCACACCGAGTGTGTCCAATACTGCGAAACCTTTAGGGATGATTGTTCCGGCAAGGCCGATAAATTCACATTCGACTGACGAATCCACGGCTTTTTTCCGCTCCAAAAAATAGATTTTGGCAATCGCATCCTGCATGATGCCGTCTGCGTAATCGGGATTGACTTGATTGACCAGTTCGGCTATCAAATCATTTTTGTCGGCTATCACGGCGGCCAGCGACGAAGCAAGCTGCCCTTGCGGCGTTTCCAGACTTTCGGTATTCAGCCCGCCGCCGAATGCGGCATTGATGTCGGCCAGCACGCCCGATAGAATTTCTTGATGGGTCGGCAGCTTCAGGCCGCTGTCGGTAATCTGTATTTTAGGTACGTTCGTCATAGCGTTATCTCATATTGTTTCTGCGTGTCGTCGGTGAATTTCAGACGGCCTGACAGGACGCGGTCATTCATCTGCTCCATCTCCACATCTGCCGCCACGACGCCGGGAACAGTCATTGCAGCCTGTATCAGGCGGTGCCGGTACAGCGCGAACGACTGCTTTTTGCCCAGCGTTTCTTCAAAATAGGGGATGCCCTTCTCTGTGTCGTAATACAACTCGCCCGCAAACAGGCGGCACGCAGAGGCCACATCCTGTGCTTTGGCGTAGGGGTCTTTCGCCATCGCGATATTGCCCGCTGCGTCCAAAACCAAATCCCAGCTTTGCGGGTCAAGATAGAGGGTATTCATTGCGGTTCTCCCGTGTTGCCGCCGCCGGGCTGCACGCCTTTGTGGACGTGGTGCAGCAGGCTGATGTTTTGCGCCTGCACGTCGCCATCGGCAGAAATCCCGCCGCCGCCCGTGAATTGCGCCGCGGCTTGGGTGTTGGCCTGAAAGGTCTGCGAGGTGCTGCTCACGCCGCCTTGCGCTTTCAGGCGGATATTGGCCGCCTCCATCTCAATATCGCCGGGCGAGAACAGCTTGATGCCGCCTTTGGAAAACATGATGTATTGATTGGGCGTGCCGTTCAGGAAGCCGCCGAAATACAGGCCGTCTGAAAAATCAAAACGCCGCAGGCTTTGCGGCGCAGACGGCGTTTTATTCTGTTTGACGGCGGAAATATCCCTGCTGCAAAAACCGCACATGCCTATATCCCCCGGCTCGGGGTCGATAATCACGGCGTTCCCGCCCCCTTGCAGGCGGAAATACGGGATATTGTAGATAATGCCGTGCGGCGTGATTTCCCCGCCGCCGCTGACTTGGGCAACCAACGGCTGCACGTCCACCAGCCCGACGGGAGCCAGCCCGCCCGCTTTGGTTTTCACCACCCGCACCAGCGTGACGGTTTGGATGCGCGAGACGATGCCCGACACGATTGCGCCGATTTCGCCCGCGCCGCCCTGCGCCTGTTCCGCGCCATATTGCGCCCAGTTATTTTGCGACTTTGACATTCATATCCTCCACATCGGCGGCTTTGATGTCGGCAAACCATTTGCCGTTCGGCGTTTTGCACTCCAAATCGAGCGACATGCCGAAAACGCGCCATTTGCCGTTACAGCTTTCTATCTGGCTGCCTTCGACTTCCAACAAGCCGCCGAAGCGCAAAGCCTTGTCGTACAGGCAGCGCAGTTTGATGCCCTGCAAATCGGGCACGGGATAGCCTATCAGCCCCGTTTTCGGGCTTAAAACCGGAACATCAATCATTCGGGGCTGCCCCTTCGGCGCAATCGCAATCGTCTCATTGTCGAGATAAACGTCTACTCCCGCATGTGCTGCAATCTGGCGGATTTTGTCCAACTCCGTGCCGCCCAAATACTGATTGCTGATTTTTGCGTTTACGCCGTTGTTTTCAAATTTCCGCCCCATTTTCGCGCACAATGATTCAATCACGGCGGCAACATCGGTTTCCCCTTCGTTGCTGACTGCTTCGGCAGGTTTCAGCTGCCACAAAACGGCGGTATGGCTCTCGATAACCAAGGCCACATCGGGCGCGCCGCCCATATCGGGGTAGGCAAACGTGATGTTGCCGGTGTAAACCACACTCATATTGCCCTGCTCCCCCGCTTCGACCTGCACCAAGTTCATCATTGCCTGCTCCGTATTCCAGCGCACACGCAACAACTTCATCATGGTTTCCAGCTTCAAGCCGTAAACCTTGATTCTGGCCGACGGCATCAGCGAGCCGTTGCCGTAATTGATTTGGCAGGACGCGCGCAACCCCTCCGCAACCAGCGTATCGTTGCCTTTCGCATCCCATACGTCCTTTTCCTGCCCGAGCTTGATGCTGATCCGCAGGATTTTTTCTTTAATGCCCATCGTGATACACCAAAATAAAGCGGCCGCCCAACTCCTGCCATTGCGGGTCGTCCGCGCCCTGCTTGTCGATAAAGTACAAATCGCCGGGCAACCCGCGCCAAACTTCGTTCACCAGCGGCACGCCGTCCAGACAGACGCGGTTTTGAATCAAATACTCCCCGTCCGCCTTCACGTCCGCATACAGACGGCCAAGCCGCAGCCGGACGGCCACGGTAATCTCCCGCCCTCCGATGCCGACGGTCGTTTGCTGGGAGGGGACGGGTTTTAAAGGAATTTCATAAATCATTTTCAGACAGCCTATTTGAACCAGCCTTTGACTTTATCCAAGCCGCCCTTGGCAAAATCCCCAATCTTGGACAAGAAGGACTGGCCGGATTGATTTTGCGCAGGCTTCGCCGCCTGCTTGCCGTTGTCCTGCATCTCCTGCGCTTCCGGTGCTTTGGTTTTGGTGTACTTCACCTTAACCTGACGCACTTCCGCAAGATGGATATTGACCTTCAACAGACGCGCCCCGTCCGAAGCCTCGCGGGCGTAGTCATAGCCCGTAATCGCCATATTCGGATAGACGGCCTCCGGCGTAATCACCATGTACAGGTCGTTGCTTTTGGCCAGCGCATCCACCAAAGCGAGGAATGCGCCGCGCATCACGACGCCGCCGCTGCCTTTGGTCATCTGTACGGTCATTGTGAACGGGTCGTCCACCTTGTTGTAACTGGCAAACGACCCTTGTTCTACGGGCGCATTGGCCACTTTGGAAGCGGAAGTGTGTTTGATGGCGGTTACATTGTCCGTCAACAGCAGCGGGATGCCGTTTTGGCCGAATATCCCCCAATAATTGCCGAAAACGGCGTTAATCAATGCCGCGCCGCCGAACTGTATCAGCGCACCGCTTATATTCGTCGGCAATTTGGGGATGTTCGGTATGCCGATTGAGTTCCAAGCCATAATCAACCTTCCTATTGTTTTTCCAGCACAAAGGCCGCCGAACCTTGCGGCGCGGCGGTCTGACTGCCATTTCGGCAGTATTGCGGGGGTTAAAAATCATTCTGATGCGCGAGGCACGGAATCACGGGCGACAAGTTACCGCTGGCCTTCGAAAGGTGGTCAACTGCTGCCGCCTGACCCGTCCCGATACGTGCTGCCAAAAGGAATTGCGGCGGCAAGTAAAAGCGAGGCGTGATAAATTTTTGCCGTTTTGTTTGCACGAAGGGGGCGTTATACAAAATTATTAAGCGCACCAATAATCGTGCAACGGTAGAAATGCCGTCTGAATCTTCAGACGGCATTTTCTGTTTACCTTACCGTGGCCTTGCTGTAAATGCCTTCAAGACTTACTGCTATACGGTCGGAGGTGTCTTTGTCCGCATATCCCCGCAACACTTCGAGGGCTGCGACGGCTCTTTTCAGGCGTGAACGGGTTTCGTGCCAAACCGTCCACATCGTAACCGCCTGTCTGTTGCCAAGCTGTTTGAGCGGCGCGGAGATGTCTTTGCCCAATTCGATCATCCATGTGCCGTAATAAACCATAGCGGCAATGTCGGCTAAAGAGTTGCCATCGATGGGCAGGGCAGGTTGCGGCGCACTCAGCGGTTCGCGGTCGAGGACTTCGCCGACCAATCCCGTATGCAGCGTCAGCGCGTGGACGTATCGCACCGCTTCGGGCAGTTGTCCGGCGGGGATGTCTTCGATGGCGGCAACGTTGAAACGCTGGTGCACCATGTTGTAGGCAGACGAGTAGTCTATGCCTTTGCGTCCGACAAGCGCGGCGACGGCCTGACGCAACGGTGTGCGGTCGTCGGCGGTGGTTTTGGCGGGGAGGCCGTCTGAAACTTTGCCGTTAAGTAAAGTTTCTTCCAATACATCCAGCACCCAACGGCGGAACTCTTTGGCTACTTTGGTTCGTGCCAACATGCCGAGTAAGTGGCAGCCGCGCAGGCTGAATACGCGCACCTGCTGTTTGCCGCCTGCCGTGGGCAGTTCGATGACTTGGGTCATGCTGTCGGTAAATTCGTCGGCGTTACGGTCATAAAGTTTTGCGATTGCAACAGCACCGTCCGAATATTCCAAGGCATTACCAATTTGGTAACCCCTTAGCCAAGGTTGGCCGTTGATGTCGGTAATTTGGAAATCGGTGTCTTTAAAAGAAAGAGATAATGCGTTCATGATGAACTCCGTATGTTTAGGATTTAAGAATACCCAAATTGGGCGGGGGTGTCCTACGTCATACGAACGCCGGGGCATTGCTGCTACCCGCACCCCCATAACTTGAAATCTGTCGCAACCAAGGAAACGGAAATGCGGCAAACAATATGATGGGAGCAGATATGAAAAAACCGCGCTGCTGGCACGGGTACAGCGTATGAGTAGGAACCCTCATCATAAACAAAACCCCCTGCGAATGCAAGGGGTTTGGTTGCTCAATAATCCAATCCTTTGATAAGTGGTTTCACCAATACAAATCTAGTGCAATTATTGCAGTTATAGCAGGTAATCAGCGGAAATATTGGGGCATTTCCCAGTTTCACGACCTTGCCGTCATATTTTTTGCGGTATTGTTGTGCTGTTTCACAATATTCCATATCCGGTGTGAAGGTAATAGAGACATGTGTAATCCCTGCCTTTTTGCTTTTCTCCCGACTTACCATTTCCCCGGCACGAAAATTGGCAATCCTCATTTCTACCTGAATCGATTTAACATTAAAATCGCTAGGAATGGTTTCATCGGTTGCCAACGCCTGCTGAATATCGGCAGAAATCAGGTTGTACCTATCAACAGGCATATGTTTCCGCAAATACTTAGCCATCTTGCCGATTTGCTTGTTGGTCAGCTTTTTAGACAACCTCAAAACCTTTTCAAGCTCGTCAATCTCCCAACTTAGTTTTTCGTTTGTATTTTTTGCCCCGACCGTGAATAATGAGAACATAATTAATTTAAGTTTCATTGTGTTACGATAGGGAACTATACTAAAAGGTTGCCTGAAAATCAAGCTATTTCACAAGCAGTTCAATCACGGTAAATATTTTCCACACCGTGATAATCAGACAAATCCCTGCAACGAAGTGCCAAAAATTGCGCCGCGCCTCACGCGGACTTATGTTTTCAGCGTCCATTCTGAATACTCCTAGCCATTTGAAGCTAAATCGTTTATCATTCATACATTGTTTAATCCTTGTTGGATAAGGGTTAAATACAGAAACCCCGCAGAGTTGCCGCCCTGCGGGGTTTCGCTTTCCCTAATTCATGCCGAAGCCTTTCGGTTCGACTGTTGCGCTGCCATATAGTAATGCCGCCTGAATTTCAGACGGCCTTTGTCATCATATTTTGTATCCGTTTATTTCTTTCAACTTCTTCTGCGCCGCTTTCGTGACGCATTCGTTGCCCTTAATCACATCCTGCACGCTGTCTTTGCCTTCGGGGAAGCAGGTGGACGTTACCTCGTCTTTCCATCCGGCAAAATCGCCTTCAAGCTGCTGTTTGATGTCGTCGGGGACTTCCGACCATGCGACATGCACTTTTTCGATTTCCGCAACGGCAACCGCCGCGCTTTTCTCCATTTGCTCTTTTTGGGCTTTCTGAATCTGCGGCAGCAATTGTTTTTCCAGTGCGATCAGTTCGGAAGTGCGCTGGTCGGATTTGTCCGTCCAGCAGTCGAGACGGAAAATATCGCGCTCCTGCTGGGTCTGGCCGTTTTCTTTCGCATACAGGTTGCAAGTGCTTTCTTTGTCGCGGTTCCAGGCGACCTGCTCGCGCTTCAAGTGCTCGCGTACGCCGGCATCCATTTCCTTCCAAACTTTGTTCAGCCGGATTTCGGCTTCCGCATAATCGGCCTGCGCCTGTCCGAGTTTGGCTTCTAGGTTTTCTTCCGGTACGTCCTTCGGCGTTTCTGCCGGTTCGGCAACAACGGCGGATGCCTGTTGCTGCACGGCCTCCTGTTTTTCCGTTTTCTTGTCGCGGCCGCTCAAAGTACACGTGGCAAGGATGATGGACAAAACAAAGATGCCGCCCACGATTTTCAAAAACGTCCCCCAAAAACCGTCTCCGCTGCTGGCGGCTGCGGCTGCGGCAGATGACGACGCACTGGGCATGGAGGATTGCTGGATGACGATAGACGGCTGATGCGGTTGGTGTTGCTGTTGCGGTGCCTGAGGCTGCTGTTGCTGTTGCTGCGGCTCTGCCTGCCCCTCTTGAGGATTTTTCGGCACTCCGCCTGCGGCATCCGCGCCATTGAGGAGTTTTGCCTTCTGTGCGGCAAACTCCTCTTCGGTCAAAATGCCTTTGTCCCTCAATTCGCCCAATTTTTCCAATTCCTCAAGGATTGACGGTTTTCCCATTTTATTCTCCGTTAGATAAAAAATCCGGCGGATTCTAACATTACCTAACATTTAAATAAACAGATATCCATCGTTCCGACATCCCGCAATCATTTTAAAACCGCCAGTATCTCGGGTAGCCGCCAAACCAGCGCAATCAGGCAAATGCCAGAGACAATATGCCAAAACGTACGCCGCGTTTCTTTCGGATTGACATTCATTGTTTCCATTTCACCACCACTTAATCACACTTAAAAAATAACCCGCCGCCAGCAGGAAGAAAATCAGCCATACGGCGGCGAACCGCCACGTTGAAAGTTTGTCCATTCTCTCAATCACCCTATCAAAAATTGATGTATAATCTTCTACATTCATTAGCTTAGTCTCGTTAAGTTAATGCAAAAAACCCGCAGAGTTGCAGCCCTGCGGGTTTCGCTTTTCAGACGGCCGTTACACCATTGCCGGAACAATCTGAACCATGCGGTCTCGCGCGGCGGCGGATGCGTCGTCCATCGTGCCGGTGATGGTGCTTGCCGACGATTGGACGTGTATGCCGCCGTTAATGGAAACCTGCGTGGTGCGTTGGTTGTTGTTGGTTACGTTTTGGGCGCGTACTGCCTCGCCCTGCTGCATGGATTGCATCCCGCGTTGGGCTCCTGCGGCAACGTCATTCAAGTGCTTGATTTGCCCAACCTTCCACCCCTCAATCTTCCGCATTGCCTGCATGATGGCTTCCCGTTCTGTGGAGGAAAAATCCATCATGCGTTTATTTTTCCCGCCGACAGCCGAGAGTATGGTCTTTTGGTAGAGTGCAGTGTTGTTCTCGTTGGGCGGCGCATATCTGGCAATCGCCTGCATCAGATTTAAATTTTTATATTTGTCTCCTTCAAATAATAATTTGGCTTTCGCGCGACGACCATCTTCTTCTGTCCGAAAAATGGCAAATCCATCTTTATCTTGACCGATTGCGCCGTTTTTTTGGGCATATTTGCCATAACGAATGTTGCCTTCATTGTTATTGCGCCATGCCTTGCTGCCGCCGATTTTCTGATGGTCGCCGTAATTGACTGCCAATGCGGAAGGATTCCCCCCGCCATTTTTACGCGCAATGGTTACTTTTGCCTTGCCGTTCAGGATAGATTGGTAGTCTTGGTCATTGGCGGCGGCTGTGTTGCCGCGCGTTTTATTCTGTACGAAATCCGACACCCACTTACCGAGACGGGCGTTGTAAATCGCCACATGGCCGTAACCGTGCCGCCCGTGGTCGATACTCATCACATCGCCGTCTTGAGGCACATAGTCGGCACCGTATTTAACCTCTTGGAAGCCCTGTCCGCTGCGGATAAGGTTGCCCGCCACATCTTTACCGTGGCCGTTTACCTTGATGCCTTGTGCGCGCAGGGAGTTGTTTACATAGAGGGCGCATTTGTTCGCACTGGCCGGAAGGGCGTGTTCCATCGCGTACTTGGCCGCATCCGTAGTTTGCTTGGAAGCCTGCATGGCTACGCCTGCCGTACTGCCTATCATCTGCTTCGCGGCATTGGTTGCATTTTTGGCCTGTGATTGCAGGCTGCCTTCTGCGTTCGGGTCGTGGCCGGTGGCGGTATCGATCACGCCTGCCGCATGTTCCACCCCCCAGCCGACCACATCGGTAACGACGTTTCCGGCTTCCTTGACCATCCGCCCCATCCCTTTTTTCATTCCCTCCCAATCGCCGTTCATCATGGCGGTAAAGGTATCGCTCAAAGCTTCGAAATACGGCATCAGGTAGTTTTTGATTTCCAGATAGAGGTTGTGGAATCCTTCTTTCAGGCTTTTGATTGACAAACCGTTCTCGTCGATAAAGCCCTTCAGTTTGAGCCAGTCCAGCAGGCCGTTGGCGGCATCCGCCCATGATGTGTAGCCTGTGAGCAGGTACACAAACGCGCTGCCCAGGCTGTCTGTCGAGATTTTCGACGTCTTGATGTAGTTGTCAAAAAATTTCCAATCCAGCAGGCTTTTCCCACCTTCCGCCCATGTTTTGTAGTCGTCGTACAGCAGCAGGAAGGCCGCGCCCAGTGCGCCGACGGTAAGGATGAAGGGGGCGAAGGGGGCGATAAAGGCCAGCAGGGAGGCTGCGGCGGCGATAAAGACGGGCACCAATACCGCACCCAGCACAAATGCCAGGCCTTCGAAAACGTGCTTCATGCTGTTTTCGTGCTTCATCAGGTAATCGACAAAACCGCTGACCATTTTGATGATTTTCAGCAGTACGGGGGCGAGCGCGTCGGCCAGCATGGCTTTCAGGCTGTCCCATTGCGCGTTCAAATAGCCCCGCGCCTGCGTCAGTTCGCGGCTGACCTGTATTTCCTTTTCGCCGGAACGGTAAAGGTTGCGCTGCATCTCCAGCATCTTTTCCATTTCGGCACGGCCGAGCATCAAGGTATTGATGGTGCCGTCGTCCAAACCCATGCTTTTGGCCAGATTGTAGGCCTGCACCCTGTCCATTTTGGCAAAGCGGTCGGCCAAATCCAGCATAATGCTGTCGAGGTCGCGTGCTTTACCGTCGGCATTGAGCAAGGCGACACCGAAGGCATTAAAGAACGGCACCATGGAGGTGTCGCCCATAGTCGTCAGGCGGGTAATGCCCATGCTCAGCCCGGCAAGGCTGCCTTTCATGCCCTCCGCGCTTCCGCCGGCCATTTCCGCCATTCCGCCCCACGCTTGGAGTTGGTTGCGGCTGATGCCGATGTTGCGGGACAGGTTGTCCAGTTCGACGTTGGCCTGCGCACCTTCCCGAATCATTTTGTCCAGTGCGTTTGAACCCATCACCAAGGCGGTGAAGGCGGCAAAGCCCTTCGCTAGGGAGCCGACCGCCTGCGTCAGGTTTTTGGCCTGTTTGGTGCTTTTGGCGGACTGAACGGCCTGCTTTTCCAGTCCTTTTGAGGATTTGGCCGCGCTTTTTTCCGCCCTGCCGAATGAGGCGGACATGCGGTCAAGTCTGTTTTCGGCCTCTTTGGCCTGCGTGCCGAATTTGCCCGAATCTATGCCCAGTTCCAAAAACAGGGTGTCAATAACGGTTGCCATGGTATTTCCTTTTTTTCAGACGGCCTTACTGCGGTTGAAGGCATCGGTATTGACGACCTCCAAAAGGTTGAAGGCATCTTCCAGCCCGTACACCGTCTGCAACTCGTGCAGTGTGCAGATGCGGGAAGACACCAGCGCGCCTATGGTTTGGGTCAGATTCAGATAGTCTAAGCCGCCGCCCCTTCCTCTTCCGACTCCGTAGTCTTGCCAAAGGCGTGTTGCAAAAAATCGGTATGCAATGCGAACACCTCCTTCCGCAACCGCCACAGGGTGGTAAAGTCTTCTACGTCGTTGAAGTCCATATTCAATGGGCGCGGCTGGCCGCCTTCGGGGATGATTTGCACACAGTCCAACAGTTCGTTCAGCAGCGGGATGGCATCATCTGCTTTCAGACGGCCTAATGCGTCCAAAGCCACGCCGGCCATGCCCATCATGCCTTGCTGCGGGCTGAGGCCGCCCAAGTCCACGCCGCCGTTGGCCAACGCGATCAGGGCGCGCATCGCCCAGTTGTCGGCATGGGCGGCCGACATTTCGGTAATCAGAAATACCCGGCCTTTATCCCGCCCGTGCTCAATCGTGATTTGCTTGGTTTTCAACGCCATTTCAGATTTCCTCCGGTTTCACTACGATGCGGAAGCTGTAGGTTGATGCTTCCAGCGTTTTCTTAGCCGTCGTGCCGCCCGGGACTTCCACCAAGAAACCGGTGGCGGAGTAGCGTTTTTTCACGGCGGAAATCTCAACCGAAAATTCCACCATGCGCGTTTCCTGACGTTGCAGGATGTCGTTGGTGAATTGGTCGAAGTAGTCGCGCGATTTGCTGGTGGGCGCAAGCTGGATGTTGAAGTCCACTTCGTAGGGCGTGAAGCCGCCGGACTGTTTGCCGTCTACGCCCATCATGGTTTCGCCGATTTTGCCTTGGCCGAAGTCGAAGGCGTTGTCGGCGGCGTAGCCTTCAATCTGTACGAAGTTGTCGTTAAAGCCCTTCACGCGCATCAGCAGGATGCTGTTGGCGGCGGTCAGGGTGCGGTCTGATACGGTTTGCATATATTTTCCTTTGCAAAGAGGCCGTCTGAAGTTTCAGGCGGCCTATTGTGGTTTACTGGACGTTGATTGAGCCGAGGTTGATGTTGTGCACGCTGCCGCCGTCGGTATACCACAGCTTCATTGGCATAGACTGGCGGTTGCCGCGTGTCTGCGCCGAAGCATTCTGAATCAGCAGGAAATAGCCGGTGCTTTCAATCTTGGCGGCGGCATCTACGCGCGCCTCGTTGTTAATCAGGGCGCGTTGCTGTTCGCTCAACGGTACGCCCGGCTGGATGCTGCCGAAGTTCAAGGCCTCGTTAATCGGGTCTTGGCAGGCGGCGCGTTGCAGGGCGATACCGACGGCGTTGTACGGCACGGCCTTGGCAGAGGTGAGCAGGGTCATCAGGGCAAGCTGCAACTGGCTGTTGAGACGGATTTGGTTCACATAGGCGTCAATCCATTTCCATTTGCCGGGCATTTGGCCGGGATAGAGGAAAGTGAAGCGGTCGTTGGCGGTCGCCCATGCGCCGTAGTAGTTGTAGCCGTTCTCTTTCAGGTTGTCGGCATCGGCGGCGTTGTCCACGTCCACGCTCAAACCGGATTGGTTTTTGAACGCCAGCGTGATGCGGCCTTGTGTTTCGGTGAAATCAATAGAGGCAATCGCGCCGCACAGGAAAGCGGCCTTGTCCAGCCCGCCGTAAATCGGGGCGGTGCCGTCGTAGGCGGCGGCTTTCAGTTGCGCGCCCAAACAAGTAGTGTTGCCGGTTTGCAGCGCGGCGGCTTCTTTGCCCCATGCGGCGTAAAGGAAGCGGTTGTTCTGCGCGTTGCTCCATTTGGCCAAGGCCAGTTTGTCAGCCAGTTCGGGCTCAAACACAGTGGTAAAGGTGGCAAAATTCAAAGTGGACTGAATCACGCCTTCCATCACGGTTTCCGCGCTGTCGCCGTCGTTGCCTTTGGAAATCACCGCGCCTTTGGCTTCGGTCAGATTCAGGGCTTCGGCCAGCGTGCCGGTGGCAAAGCCGATTTCGGAAGCTCGGCCTTGGGTGGCGGAAACGATTTCAAACGCCTGCAACTGCTCGTCAAACTGCACGGCGGCACTGATGGCTGTACCGATTTTGGCGGCGGCATCGGAAAAGCTGGTGGCGGCGGAAAGGTTGATGTTGTCGCCGCTCTTGTCGTTGCCGTCGATGTTCACTTTCAGATTGCCCGAAAGTTTTTTCAGGGCGGCAAGGCTCATGCTTTTCACGCTCGCGCCGCGCAGATAGGCGGCTTCTTTGCCAACGTTGTAGGGGTAGAAATACAGCGTGCCGGGCTTGATGTGCGAATCGTCGAAGCCTTTAAAGTACACTTGCGCGGCTTTAAACTCTTCGCTGGCCAAGCCGAAAAATTCGCCGACTGCCGAAGCATCAGGGAAGGCGGTGTGTTTGCCGGTAGGCAGGTTTTCGTTTTTGCTCAAAAAGACGGCGTTCATCGACAGAGGGGAGCCGCCGGAACTGAGTACGGCGGGGTTTACGCTGACAATTTTACTTGCCGGAATAGATTGGAACATGGATATATCCTTTACGGTTGGATCAGGGTTAAATCAAAAGCGTTTACAAACTGTTGCGGGTGTTCTGCCTGTGGCGCGTAGGCCAGATGAACGGTGGTCATCCAGCGTTCTTCATATTCGCTCTCTTCGTTGGTGAGCGGCATGAAGCGTGCGGGGTCGGCATATAGCGGCTGGCAGGATTTCAACCGTTCGCAGGCGTAGAAATCGCGCCACAGCAAAACGGTTTTCTGCGCCATCTGCCCCGCTTCTTCGCCGTAGAAATCAAGCTGCATCTGTATTTCAGACTGGCGCGAGACGGCGGCGGTTTCATCCGCCACGGCGTAAGCGTGTTCGTTGGTGGCGGCGGCGGCTTCGTTCAGGATGTTCATCACCACAAACGGCGGCTTGGGCAACGGTACATTGTTACTGTATCCGCGCACCACTTCGCACGAAAAAAGCCCGAGCAGCATTGCCCGGACTTCGGTGTAAATATCGTCTAATGTTGCCGCCATAACAGTACCTTGCACCAATCCGGCCAGCTTTCCACCACCTGTTTCACCAGCCATTCTGTCGTTTCGGTTTCGCCGTAGGCCGCGAATACCAGCTTGTCCGCACCTTTGCCGTCCTGCCGCCGCAGACCGTGGAACTGGCCGGTGACATAGGCATACAGTAGCGTTCCTTGCTGCGCCAAGCTTTCAAACAAGGATAAATCCTGCGTGCTGAGAGTTTGAGTCTGCACGGTTACGGGATGCTCGCTGTAGCCTGATTTCCGTTTTCCCGTGGCATCGGTGGTGTAGCCGTTATTGAGTTTCAGCACGGCGGGCAGGTTGGGATTGATGGATGTAATCGCGCCGTTGGCAATGGCTCTCAAGTTCATTCGTCCGTTACCTCGTATTTGATTGAATCGCGCATGGTTGTCGACCATTGCAGCGGCTTATCGTGGTTGCTGACAACGGTCTTACCTTGTTGCACATTCCGAACGGCTTTGTAATACGCTGCAGCGGTTACGCGCGCAGGGCTGGTGGGAAAGCGATATTTCAGCAGTTTGGTTACTTCGGAATTGGGGGCAAAATTGCCGTTAGTAATGGTTTCTTTTATATCCCCAACCGCAATTTCACCCAACTCCGAAAGAGACTGCCGCACATCGCCGCCATTAGCCTGCATGAACTTTCCGGCCAGTCTTGCCCATTCTGTTTTTCTTTCTGCAATGGTATTGCGGAAGAAGGGCCGCGCGGGGGTTCTTGCCGTGCCGTATTCATTCCAAAAGGCCACTTGTGCCACGCTTTCGCCGTTCGAGCCGTCGTAGTTCGCCTGCTCGATGATGCCGACGCGCACCTTGGCCGTTGTTGCCTGTGCGGCCAGTTCGGCCAGCCGCTGCCGGAATTTATCGCCGCCGCGCATAACAGCCTCCCAATACATAGCGGAAACGGCGGTATTTGGCGGTAAGCTGCCAGTAGGTTGTACCGTAAGGCGTTTGCAGATACCAAGCGGCATTGCTGCCGATTGCGCCCATATCCGCACTCACGGACACGCTGCCTTCGGTAGCCGAAGCAATCCGCCCCACCAATCCACCCTGTGCGGCACGTTCAGACAGCGCGGCGAAGTGGCGCACCAACAGGAACAGCAGCATTTCACGCTCTTCCAGTTTTTTCACAATGCTGTGGTCGGTGTTGTCCAGCAGGCTTTCGGCCTGCGTGAACCACATTTCAAGCTGTGCATCCGTGGCCTGTACTTCGGGATAGGCCGCCTGAAAACGTGCTTTATCGAAGACGACGACAGGCATGGTTAGTCTTCCTTGGCGGTGCTTACGCCATTAGCCTTGTCATCGGGGTTAATGGCTTCCAACTTGGTCTCGTTATCGGTCTTTTCCCGAGCTTCCGCCTTGGTGCTCTTTGCATCTTCGTGGGCGAATACGAAGCCGTTTTTCACCATGTCGCGGTCTTGATGCGCTTCCATCCAGGCATTGAACAGGTCGGCGTCCACATCGTAAGTGATGCCGTGGCCGCCGATGATGTTTGAAGCATTTGCGCCATTCAACTCTACCGACTGGCCGCCGACTTCAATAATCAGTCCGTTGGGCAGTTTGCAGCCAACGGTTACAGTTTTTTGTTTTGCCATTTGGGTTCTCCAATAAAAAAGCAGCCTTTTCAGGCTGCATATAAGGGAAAGGCCGCCGGAAGGCAGCCTAAAAAAGAGGGTCAGACGGAAATGCCGTCTAACAGAACATCGGCGTGTTCTTTTAATTCCGGCTTGATCGTATGCCCCATATGGGCAAGGAGAATCTGTACGCCTTCGGTACGTGCAAGTTTAACAGCGGGGACGAAATCGCTATCCGCCGTTACCAGCACGATAATGCCGACTTGTTTTTTCAATGCCAATGTTGCCATATCCAAACCGATTCTCATGTCTACGCCCTTTTGCGTGATATTCGGCACGATGTCTCCAGGGCTCAGTGTAGCACTGTTTGCGCCCGGGACGGGGTTCAGACTGCTTTGCCTTTTGATTTTCCAGCTGTCGCCGTTGGTGGATGCCTGCCCCATGCGCAGGGCAAAAAACGGCAGTGATTTCAAACCTTCCAGCAGCTGTTTGCTGTTGCGGGCAACATTTGATGCTGACAAATCGAATGTGCTGCCGTCCAGCGGGTTGTTTAGTTTGCCGTCAGCAGGCGGAGCATCGTAGTAGAAAACGCGGTACAAGGTTTTGCCCGCCAAGTAGGCATTGCTCTGAATACTTCCCACGAGACTGGCAAAGTCGTACGCCTGTACGGGTCTGCCCGTTTGGCTTTTGATTTTGCGTTTGGCAAAACCCGCGTCAATAAGGATGGCAAAAGATGTATTCATGATAAATAGGCGTAAAAAATTGGCCATTAGTGGGTAGCAGGCTGATTACTGCACTTGGATGGGTCACCCACATTGGCCGTTTTTGTATGTAGTCGCATTATGCACGAAAAATAATATCCTGTAAAGGCCGCCTATTTTAGACGACCTTGTTGCGTAGGCAGCCTAGCTCACCGTCATAGAAGCAATGCAAAATGGGCGGTAGATAATCGCGCCCCATGTGCCCTGCGATTTCTTCTGCTTGATGCTGGAGGCTTCCAAAACCATGTTATGCGCACGCAGTTTTTCGGTGAAACCGCATTCCAACGTGCGCTGACCGTCCAACTCTTCCACAATCAGCTGCACCATTTCGCCCGATGCGGCGGAGTATTCCGGCACGGTTTCGATGCGTAGGTTCGGGAAGTTCTTTTTCAGCTGGTCGGTAACATTGACGTTGTACTGGTTGGTTTTGGTCAGTTCCACGCTGGCTGTCGGGCTGCACACCAGCAGGAGCGGCGTGTTCATATCAATTAGTCCGCCGGTTTGCTGCAACAGTTTTTGGAACAGCTTGCGGATGGATTCGTACACCTGCTCGCCGGTGGCGGTTGCCCATGTTTGGGCGGCAGCGGTGGCGGCCGGCAGGCTCGGGTCGTTGAGGATGCCGTAGTTCTGCAAACCTTTGATACCGAACAGATAGGATTTGTTCTGGAAGCGGTTCAAGGCGTTCACGCTGGCCTGATTGACGCGGTTCACATAGTCAATCTTGGCTTCTCCCGCGCGCGCCACCTCGCGTTCGCCCCAGCGGGTGAACACTTGGTAATGGTAGCTTTGGCGTTGAGGGAAATTGACGTTTGCGCCGCTCACGCCGTTGTTGTTGTAGTCGCCGTAGCTGGAGACTTCACCGGTAGGTTCTACCAGCATGAACATAGCGGTTTCGGTCGTCCAGTCGCCTTTTTTCACTTCGCCGAAGATTTCGGCGGCCTTCATCGGCTGGAGGGCGACTTCAATCAGTTTCGGATCGACATAGGTCAGCATCCATGCGGGAATGCCGCTATTGCCGGCGGTGGTCAGTGCGGGTTGCGTATCCATCGCCAAAGCAGCCTGCACCTGTTCGTTCATTAGCTTTTTGCCGCCGCCCATAAAGACGATGCCGGCATCGCGTTCGAGTTGTTGCAAGGTATTCATTTAATCGTTACTCCCATGTGGTGATTTTGGCCAGTTCGCCCGCTGCGGCTTTGGAAGCCACTTTGAAGCGGGTCAGGGTGTGGCCGGTTTCGGTGTCGGCGGCAGATGCTTTCAATGTGCCGTCGGCGTCTTTGGCAAACACGTTTTGGCCGATTTCGGCACCGGCGGGGAAATGCGCCCAAAAGTCGCCCGCCACGGCCAGCGTAATAATTTGACCGGGCAGGATTTGGTTGCCGTATTCCGCCAGATAGGCGGTGATGCTGGCCTGCTGTTCGCGGTGGACAAAGCCGATGCGTGCGCCGGCAGTTTTCTTGTTGGACACTTTGCCCTCGGCATCCGCCCAAGCAAACACGCCGACGGTTACGCCGTCCGTGCCGCTGACGAGTGCGCCTTCACCCGCCAGCATGGAAGCGTTCGGGTTGTGGGCAGCAAAATCCCCCGCAACGGCGGGGGCTTGGTAAGGTTGGACTGATTTTTGGAATGACATGGTTTAAGCCTTTCTGATTCGTGATAAACCGGGGAACTGTTCGGCGGTTTTGGCCGCATCTTGCGCCATCGGCTGTTTGGGTTTGCCCAACATGCCGACCATGGCGCGGTAGGCGGAGGGATGTACGCCGGTTACGTCAATGCCGCTCTGTTCGAGCGCGAACTTGTACACATCCGCCGCATTGTCCATCGCCACATCGCCGACAATATGCGCCACTTCGCGTTGTGCCGTTACCAATGCTTGCGAACGTTTCCGCTCGGCTTCTACGGCGCGTTTGATGGCCGCATCCATCGCCATTTTGGAAATGGCGGCATCTTGCGCGGGTTTGGGTGCGCCGCCTTCTGGGGCTTCCGGCTCTTCGTCTTCGGCGGGTTCTTCCGGCTCGGCGGGGGCGGGGTTGTTTTCGCCGTCCTCCGGTTCGTCTTCATCCGTGCCGACATTCTCGACGTTTTCGGGCGGCAAATCTTCGCCGTCGTCCTCCGCCGTCTGCACTTCGTTGGTGAGTGAGCCGATGACCTGCAACAGTTCATCGGGGCTCAATTCGGCATCCTGCGCCAATAAAGGCTGCACGGCTGCCTGAATACGCGCTTTCGCGCCTGCTTTCAGTTTCATTAAAGTTTCCTTTTCAGTTGTAAACCCGCCATTCTGAGCGGTAGAATCAAGATTCTTTCGGGAGGGCATCCCTGCCGAATCAGGGCAACACGCAGGCCGGGCTTTGTGTGCAGCCCTGTGTGTTGAAACGTGAAATGGGTCTGCATCGCTTACTACAACATCACGCCCCGCCCGACCCACATCGACAAGGGCTACATGGTTTCCGACAATATCGCGCATCACGCCGTCGTAATGCCTGCCTTTAAATTCGCCTGCGGTCATGTCGGCGGTGTAGTGATACGCACTGGATAACTCCACCTGCTCGCCGCTCTCAATACCGGCAATCGCCTCCGCGTCCCACACGGCCAGCGAACATTTCAGGTAGCCGTCTTCAAACACGGTATCGCTGCCGGTCGTGCCTGCAATCACTTCTTTCTGCGGTTCGTTGGCGGAAACGGGAATGTGCTTGCTCAACAACGGCAGGTTGTTGAAGGTCGGCGCGGCCTTTTCCAACTCTTCAGGGTCTCGCAGCAGGTAGTAAACCTTTTTCGGTTCAAGCCCCAGTTGTTGGTAATTGGGGATTTCGCTTCCATAGTAGGGGTTTACCGTGGCCTTGCTGATGTTGGAGCTTTCAACGTGCAGCCTGCCGTCTTGGTCGTAGGAGCGCAGGGAGCGGTCTTGGGCTAGGGAAAGGCGGTCTTTTGCAGTTGTTGCAGGTTTTGCAACAACTTTGCGCCGGATAATTTGACTGCTAAGTGCTGCTCCTTCATCTGTAAAGAAATAACCCCAGCCGCTTTTGCTACTGGGGTCTTCTTTCAAAATACCTGCTAAAACGTATTTGTTTAAGTCTTCGGCTTTCATTACCCCGCGAAAATCAAAAGAGTTTGGCTGGTAGCCGTTATGCACACTGGTTAAGTGATCAGAAATACGTTTAAACTCGCCTTCATACTTCCGCAAACCTTCTAAATTTTTCCCAAATTCCCCCGCTGTTTTTTCATCCATATTGCGAAAATCCAAGCCCCCATGCTGAAACCTCTTCTTATTCTCTTGAACATAAGAGATTGCTGTCGCTTTGGCTTGGGCGGCAGGTGTTTTCGCCTTTCCTTGTGATGCCGCACCTACCTCTTTTTTCGCAACAGCTGCACTTTGCTTAGGTTCAGACGGCTTAGATTCTTTAAACACATCGCTACGCCCCTCAAGCGCAAATAACGCGCGGACTGCATTATGGGCATTCATCTCAACCTGCTCTTTTTTCGCCTTGTTAGCAGCTTCCTCCGCCTTTTGTTTGGCTATGGTTTTATCGCTCAATGGTTGAGCTTCGCCGACAGCCTCAACATTTTGACCAGTAAGCTTTGCCAACTCTTGCTCAAGCCCTTTTTTAACACCAACAATATGCCCATTCTTAACAGTAACAAGGCTTTTATCAATTGAGGCGTTATCAGGCATTCCATCAACACGATAGCCGCCGAAAATGGATTTTTCAGCTTTTATTGGCTCTTTGATTTGGATATGAGTTTCTTTCAGCTTGACCTTTGCCGGCGGTTTCTTCTTATCTTTCGGCTTAGCTGCCGCCGCCAAATGCTCTTTACTCGGCGTTTTCGCCCCGACAAAGCTTTTCCGTACTTCGTTGATTTTCTCGCCGTTAAACTTTCCGCCCATGCCTGCCTCAATCCGGCCTGATTCGTCGATTTTGACGGGCGAGCCTTTGTTTTCCGCTCCGTTCGGTTTAACGGTAATCCAGCGACTGTCCATCGCCAGCAGGGAGCGGGCACGGTTGAGGATTTGCTGTGCCGGTATGGTTTCGTCGTAGGTTTTGCTCACATCGTTGCCTTTCGGGTCGGTGATTTTGAGGATGCGGAACAGCTCGCAGCCTTGCATTTGGTTTTGGGTGGGGGTATGATTATCGGCACTGGGTAACCCATATTCCACGTGCCGGACAGCTTCCCCGCTGTCGTCTGCGCCGGAGCGGTTACCCTTTTTCTTGTCTGCGATTTTGTGGGTATAAGCGGCAAATTCAAACTTGCCGCTGTCTCTTTCTACAGCCTGAACTTCCATTAAGATGCCATATTGGTTTTCCAGTTCTACCCATTTCTGATACGCATGAAAAGCTACGATACTTTTGTCTTTGTGATCGTGATTGGGTTCACTCCTGCCTTTTGCTTCTCCGTTTTTGAATACATCCGCAATATGTGGCACGGCCAATGCACGTAAATGGTTGCGTCTGCTGTCGTAGGACAAATGTTCTGTACTGTCTTTGGCATTAAACTGAATCATCTTGCCGTCGGAAGTCTTTACAGACTTGCCTTGCAAATGGGCTTGAATCCATTTTGCGACAGCTTTTTTCCTTGCGCCCTGCCCCATATCTGGCGTAACCGCCAGCGGCACTTTTGCCAGATTGGCAATCTCGCTGCCCGACAATTCGGGAAAATTCACTCTGCCATCTTTCAGGCTGCCTTTGCCGAATTGCCCGTTCTCCGCCCTTGGATGTTTGGATTCGTCCCACTCGGCATCCATCACCAACAATCGGCGGGCTTTGCTCAAAATGGCTCTTTGTTGCGTATTCATGAGTTGAATCCTTTTATCACACTGCGACTGGTGCAGCGGCAGTTATGAGAGATTATGGTATAATTACTATACCAATTCTTTTTGTTTTCAAGGTTATAAACATGCCCAGAAAAATCGCAGATGCTCTTATTGACCACGCCATCAAATTGATATTCACCGATGGCATGATGCTCAAGGACGCCGCCGTGCAAGTTGGAGTGAGCAAGGACGCTTTGTCCAAGCATATCCGCAGAAGGGGATTGGATATCCCGAAAACAGGAAGACAGCCTCCCAATTATCGCCACGACCTCTCCAATGATTTGCTCATTTCCCTGTATGAATCCGGTATTAGCGAATTTGAGCTTTCTAAGCGCTTCAATATCTCTAGAGGGGGTATTCGCAACCGCCTTCTTAATGGCGGAGTGCATATAAGAGGACAATCGGAAGCAAATATCGTCAGTATGAGGAAAATGACCTCTGAGCAACGCAAGCAACGCGCCAAAGCTGCGAATATTGCTTTGCGCGGGCGCAAACAAAATGTCGATGGCAGACGCAAACGGGCTAACGGAATTTTGTTCCAGCCCTACGAGAATATGACTGGCATCGGCGAGAAAGAGTTTAAAGACCTTCTCGAGCAAAGCGGGGTTGATTTCGTATGGCAAAAACCGTTCGATGTTTACAATATCGACTTCGCCATAGGAAATGTCGCCGTGGAACTTAAATGCGGTTCCGCTACCAATGCTACCCCTGATAAGAAACGCGGCCGCATCAAACAATTGCGCGAAAGTGGTGTTATTTCTCTCTATGTCGCTTTCAAAACCATTGAAGACCTCACTGCCAACTTTGACTACATAATCTCCAACGTGAATATCCTTAACAGCAACCCATCCCCGATTGGTAAGTATTGGGTGATTAGGAGTCGCTTTGATAATTTCACCAGACTGCGTAATAAGCTTGGTCAATTTGCCGCAGTAGAATCTACGCCAAAGTTGTTTCACTCCATCAAAATGTTGGATTACTGAATCCCCGGGGAAACAATTGATTTCCTCTCCGGGCTGCACCCATTTGCCGTCCAGATACATACCTTTGCTCACGTCAAACCGTTTGCCGTTGGCGGCAACATGGCTTGGGCGCGGTTCTTTGCCTGCGTGGGAGTGCATCCATATGGCTTCCGTGATGCCCAGTTCCTGCCGCCGTGCCTTTTCAATGGCTGCCTTGGCTTTATTGGTCTGGTCTCGCGCGATAAAGGCGGCTCTGCGCTCGCTTACGCCAAAGTCCTTGCGCAACTCTTTGGATAACTGCGCCATGTTGTAACCGGCATTGACTGAACGCCACACGCTATCTTCAACACGGCTTAAATACTGTTGCCCAATGGAACGAATCAAGCCGACATTGCCACTCAACGCCACATCAAATGCGCGGCGTGTTGCCTCTGTCTGCGTAAATCGAACCGTCAGCCCTGCAGAACGCAAAGCTGACTGAAACGCTTTGTCCGTATGGCTCATGGAACGATTCAAAAAAGCCCCTGCAATATCAGGGGCTAGTGTTTCCAATCGGTTGAACCAGTAACGGAATAGTCGGCGTATAGCCGCTTGCAGGCCGTCTGAAAAGCCGTCTTGCGCCAATCCTTTAGGGTAATGGCTGTCAATCAGGCTTTGCACGTCCTTGCGCATTTCCGCCAGCAGTTTCTTCAAGCTCTTGCGATACGCCGCCTCCACTCCAAGATTCGGCATTATCGGGGACAGTATCACTTCGTTGTTCTGTTTCATTAGTCATCCCTAATCCGCCAAAATCATCTTGCATTGGCACATCTTCTACATCAATGCCGTTGTAACCGCTGTCCGGCTCGCTTGCCAGTCGTCCGCGTACTTCCTCTGCCGATACCACGCCGGCCTGAATGTAGGCCACATCGCGGTCGGTGTCGGATTTGCGGATGGTGGAAAGCTCGGTTTCGCTCATCTGCTGCAATGGCGCGAAGTCGAACGTGATGTTGTCGTTTACTTTGCCGAACAGGTGCAGTTGCACCAGTTTGAGCAGCTTGTCCAGCGGATCGCGCAGCAGGTTTTCCTGCATGGCGCGGATGTGGTCGTAGTAAACGGCAATTTCGCCCTCCGTGCTGGCATTCAGGCCGCTGGGCGTGATGCCGAGCAGCTTCACCAGCGGCGTATGGCTGGGGGCGGCCATTTGCTCCTGCGATTGGGCAAGCAGTGCATCCAAGCCGGACAGCGGAGTGTTGAACTGGAAGAACTCTTCTTCGTCTTTGCTCAACAGCATCAGGCCGCGATTATCGCGCAAACGGTTGTACAGTTCGGCACGGAGCATGATGTTGGTGTCGCCGTCGTCGCTGCCGCTCAATATCGCACTCATGTCGGTTTTGATGCCGGACAAAGAGAAGCTGTGCAGCAGGTCGCTGACGGAATCCACGGTACGCAGCCAGCGTTCCACATAGGGCATCATGAGCTGGGTCATGCTCACGCCGCCGAAGTTGTAGGCGGGCTTGAGCATATCCGGCACGGGGCGGGAAATCAGGGTGAACAATCTGCTGGCGTGGATTTCCTGTGCCATCACATACCATGCCTTCGGCTTGTAGAAGTCGGGCAGGGTAGGGTCGATGGCGTTGTACGGCGCGGGGGTCGTCCACATCGGTTCGATGTTCACCAAGGCTTTCAGGCTGCCTTTGGCAATGGTTTTTTCGGTTAGGTGTAGTGGATTGGAAAGTGTGTCGTTGTGTCCTTTGATTTGCACCAGTATCTGGCCGCGCCCGAACAGGCCGTCTGTTTCAATGGCCTTGCGGAACACATCGCGCACGTTCAGCCGCTCGTAGCATTCCTCAATCTGCTTGATGAGGTCGCTGTTGTCTTCTTCGCCTACGGATTTGATTTCTATCCATTGGCGGGTCATTTCGTTGGCAGTGGTTTCGCTCACGCTGCGGTATTCGGAAATTTGCGCCAATTCGGCCAAGCGCGGATAGCCGATAAAGCCGGTGCCGAAAAAGCAATCAGCCCCGAAGTTTCCTAAGGGGCTGCTGTCCATCGCTATACCGTTTGGCTTCACGCCGTCCGGCAGGGCTGGGAAATCCAAGCTGTATGATGCAGGCTGCTTTTCAGGCAGCCTTTGCAGGGCGCGGCGCATGGCTTTGTCGGTGTGTTTTTTCTTTTTGCTCATAGTCCGCTCAATATCTTGGGGTTGATGTTCAGTCCGCCCTGTACGGGGGCGAAGGCCATGACCAGCGCATCCGCCCGGTTCGGGCTGGGAATGCCGCGCTTTTTCATGTCTTTCTTGCTCTCCGCCTTCACGCGCCCGTTTTGGTCGTAATCCACTTGCGGACGGCTCAATTCGGCAGTCAGGTATTCCAATTCGTGCAGGCTGCTTGAAAGGCTGATAAGTTGGTCTTCGGGGTAACTGTCCCCGTGATGCACGGCACGCCACGTCTTGTAGAAGCGGTCGCGCACCATCCACCATGCTTGCGCCTTGATGTTGGCGAACATATCGCGATTTCTCTTGTCGTCGGTGTACTTGGCATCAGGCTTATACACAGCGCCGCCGGCATTGAAGCCAACTGTCTGCACCTTGCCGTTCTTGCGCCGAAACTGCGCCTTCACACCGGCGCCCACGCCGATGTTGTCGTACACGATGCGGTCAATATTCTGCTCTTGGGCGTACAGGTAAACCTTGTCGGCGGAATAAATCACGTCCTGCCCGCGCCATTGCTGCATGTCGGTTACAACCGAGCCGTGCCGCAATACAGTGGCGTTGGCATCATCGCCTTCATCGGCCACGTCAAACCCAAGGATGCGCCGGCCTACGGCTGAGAAGCCTAGTTTTTCATGCGCATCAATAGCGGCTTCAATCCAGCTTGGCTTGATAATCGCCAGTTCGCTGTCGGCCACCGGCTCGCCCAGCCAAATATGACGGTAAAGGTCTTCGTCCCGCTCTTTGCATTCGAGCATGTCGGCCAGTAGCGGCGTATCGGCAAAATGCGGGTTAATGTCGTAATTCGCCTTCAAGACGATGCTGTCTTTGGGAGGATGGACGATAAACCGCTGATAAGTATCGTCCAAAATGTTTTTCGGGTTGAAACTGATCCATATTTCCGCGTTTTTGTCGCCACGGATAGACGGTATCAGCACGTCCCAAGAGTTCTTCGTTACTGCTTCGGCTTCCTCCACCCAGCACACGCCAACACCCTGAATCGATTTGATTTTGGTTACGTTGTTTTTGATGCCGTAAAACACGAACTTCGCGCCCGTGCCTTTATGGGTGATGGTGGATTTCAGAATATCGAACTCATCCGCGTAGCCCAAACGTTCGATGGTCTCAATCAATAGCTGATAAACCGAATCATCCAGCGAACCTTGAAACTCACGGGCACACAAAATGATCGTGCTGATACGGCGCGAAACTTCCACCGCCAATTCCGCCAAAAAATACGATTTCCCGCTGCCGCGCCCGCCGTACAGCACCTTGTAACGCGCCTTGCGGATAATCGGCTTGAAATACGGATTGGCCATAGGGTTACTTGAAAATATCTTCCAGCGAGCGCGTCTCTACCTTCACGCGCATATCGGCATCCAGTTCCAGCTTCTCGCCGTACTTCTTCGGCGCAAGCTTGGCTGCCTTCCACTTTCGGGCATCGATTTGTAGCTTTGCTTTCGCCACTTCACCCGTTTCAGGGACGACAGAATCGGCAATATCGATAATCTCGTCGGCAAAACCGTCTGCCTGTTCCTCGCGCGCGCGCGCGTATTGCTCCTGAAAATCTTGATGCTCCGCCAACCAGCGGTGTACTGTGCCGCCAGCAGGCATATCGGCAGACGCACAAATCGCCCGTAGACTCATCCCACGGGCGATTAGTTCGCAGATTTTATCTGCCGTTTCCTGACTGTATGTTGTCGGACGCCCGACGGGGCGTTTCTTATCGCTCATATCGAACCTCCAAAAAAAATCCCCGCACCAATCAGGCGCGGGGCTAGGACACGACATTAGGAAACTGAGGCGCGACCCTCTAGCGGGTGAGAGCGTCCGCAATCCTCTCCCCTCAACGTGAAACCACGCCCCGATAGCCTTTGCCGAACACCTTCAAACGGCAAACGCCCATAGAACCCTGAAACCGGCTGGAGAACCCTCCAACCCAAAATTTCAGACGGCCTGAAAACGCAAAAACCGCCCAACAAAGGCGGTTTATATAGCTATTTCCAAACTATATCATAATTATACCTAAAACCTCCGCTTTGTCAATAATGCGGCATGATTCAAACTCATCCTGTAATTTCAATATAGCCGTTGTCTCTAATGCTGCTACCACCCTCTTTATTTTTTCACGCTGCCGGTACAAATAACCATTTGATATATCGTATTTATCCATAATAACGGTTTTTTTAGGAAGCCCCGTAAACAAGTTGGATAATATATTGTCGCACAATAGCAAATTAACCCCTACATTTTGCTCTTCAATATACGCCGTAATATCCACAATACCACTCAGGTTTTCGCTATATGTGCATTCAATCACAGCCAACTCGTAACGGTTTAACACGCGCTCTATACGGCTGATAATCATTGCAGCATTTGCATGAGTTTCGGCTTGCGTCAATTCTCCACCGCCACCCATCACACCCTTACTTTCACACCACGCACACACCTTGGCCGTATTATTCAGCGGCTCCATGCGTACACTATGGATTTTATAAACTTCACGTAATACTTGTTTGACATTCCTATACATCAAAACTCCCAAATAATGCCAAATTCCTGCGCCGCCCATGCTTGGATGCGGTTTTGGTAATCGGTCATCTCGCCGGTGTTGAGGGTTGTGGTCGAAATGCCGATTTGCGAACCGTCCGGCAACTCTTCGCTGCCGATGAATTGGCGTTTGCAGTATTCATGCCACGCATCCTGACTGAACCGTTTGCCGGATACCCATGCCTGCTCGGCCAAAGTCTGATAAATCTTCCACAGGCGGCGGTTCTGTTCGGTACTGCGCTTCGATTTGTACGGTCGGATGCTGATTTCCAAATCAGGGGTTTCTTTCAGCCAGCCTTGCAGGTTATTCCAGATAGTCGTCATCAGCGGGCGCATATTTTGGATTTGCAGACGGTAGGTTACGGATTGCATCATTCAACCTCCCTCGCTTTCCTGCGGTATTCCGCCGCCAGTTCGCGCAAATCCTGCTTGCCGTAATGTTTTTCCGACTGATCGGCTTCGATGCGCTCCACCTCATCCAACCCGATACGCCCAATCAAACCTTGTCGATACGCCACCACATTGCCCGACAAATGGCAATTACAGTGTTTGCATTGTCCGTGCACATTACCCTCGTCAAAACGCAAATGCGGCGAACTGCCTACACTGCGGTAATGCCCCGCGTCGTAGCTGTTCGGCTCGCCACCCAACGGCTTGCCGCAACTGATGCAAGGCTTGCCCCTATCCCTCAACCTGATATAGCGGTTAAACGCCGCCTGCGCCTTTTTCGTCAGCTCCGGTATCGTTTCCAACTTGTGCCGCATCGCCCGCTCCTTGCGCTTGGCTTCCTGCTCCGCCTTAACGGCAGCCTTGCGCTTCTGATCGCGCTGATACCTCACGCCGCAGGTTGGGGAGCAGACAAACTGAAAAGGCCTCTGCTTTTCAAACACCGTGCCGCATACTTTGCATTTACGCTTAGCCATTCCGCCTCCTCCGCACCTCTTCCACCGCAATCACAACCAACCCCGACACCAGCCCGACAACCGCCGCGCCCGTCAGCCAAATCAAACCCGCTATTCCCGTCATTCCAAACCCTCTTCCATCCTGCCCGCCTCCGTACAAAGCACATCCATCACAAACTCCGTTACATCGTCGTGCATCGAACGGCTACCGAATCCCGGCATCAACTTCAGGTTGTAGTAATGCCGCCCGTTGCGGTTGATGACGGCTACCGGATGCCCCTTGCGGCGGCAGATTTGCCATACAAATTCCCCGTAGCTGTTCACCGTGCGTAAGTTGTTGAAACGCGTATGCGCTTTGGTTTGGCGTTCCGTCAGACCCACAGCACAAGCGGCGGCCATTGCCAATAGTTTTCCAGTCAGTCCCATTTTGAGTTTCCATCCCATCCTTCACGTTTTGCCGCCTCCACCGGTGAGGCTGCCTCAAATTTGCCCTTGTCGCACCTGTCCGAACGCGGGTGATACATCGCCCGCTCGATAAAATTCCGCGCCTTCAAACACTTTGCAAACCCTTGCATTTCAGAATCTTTCGTGGCTTCAAAGTCCGCATGGGCGCAGTGCAGGCAGTTACGCACGGCCGAACTTCCCCGCCAGCATGGCGAGAATGCCCGCCGCCTGCCTGCGGCCTGCTTCCCGTTCGTGCGGCAGGAGTTTCTGCCCTGCCAGTTGCAGGCGCTCTTCCGCCGCTTCGGCAGGCAGGTAGGCCGCCGCCCGCTGCGGCGCAATCCTGCCTGCTTTCACGGCCTCGGTAACGGCGCGGGTGCGCTGTTCGCGGTCGCTGCCCGCGCTCACCGTCCAGCGTGCCTCACCCACGTCCGCCGCCAACCGCACATACGCCTCGCGAAAGGCCATTCGCGCGCCCGTTTTGTCGCCCGCCTGAAACAGCCCGAACGCCCCCATTCCCGCCGCCTGCATGGCGATTTCGGGAACGACGACAGTCAGAGCTTCGTTGCGCCAGCCCTCCGCCAGCAGGCCGAAGGCTTCGTCTGCCGAGGGTAGGCCGGTGTTCAGCCGTTGCAGGATGGCGGCAAGGGTCAGGCGGCCGGTCAGTTCGCGGCGGCAGCGGTTGAGGGCGGCCAGCACCGCGCCGGTGTCGTAGGCCAGCAAGTCTTCGATCATCGCCGCCTTGGCGCGGGCAGAAAGGTCGGTTGCCGTCAGCTCGCAGCACACGGTCAGGGCTTCGTCGATTTTTGCCGCACGTTCGGCAAGGTTGGCGTTTCCCATGTCAAATCACTCCCTTGTTTTTCAAAATTTCCAACGCGCCCTTGTGGCTTTCCAAGTTCGCTTGCGTCTTCTCCGCCTGCCGCGCCGCCGTGGCCGTCATCTGCTCGCCGCGCAGCCAGTCGGTGCGGATTTGCTGCGCCGATTGCAGCAAGAGGCCAAAGTCGTGCCGCCGCTGCACGAAGAAACCGCCGTTGTGGGCAAGGTAGAACGCCGCCAGCTTGGGTGCGTCCTGCGCCCCCACTGTGCGGACAAACTGCGCAATCTGCCCGTTCACCTTCGCGTTGCGCAGCGGCTCGACCCCGTAGCGGCTGCGGTAGGCGTCGCGGTAAGCCTCCCACGTCGCACGGTTGGCAGCCGTTTGGTTTTCAGGTTTGGCAGGTTTGGGCGCATCGGCGGGCAAAACCGTCTGCACCGTTTCGGCCTTCACGGTTTCGGCAGGCAGATTGCCGACAAGGCCGTCTGAAATACCGTCGGCAAAATCCAAATCGGGCGCGGGTTCGCTTGCGAAGCCGCAAGAGGGGGTGTCGGCTGCGGTTTGCGGTGCTGTGCAATACCCTGACGGTTCTATCTGACGGTTAAAGGTTTCTGACGGTTCTTCCTTATACGAACCTGCAAAATTTGCATGTTCCGAACCTGCAAAATTTGCATGTTCGGGGGAAAATTCTGCATGTGCAGAATTTGCATGTGCAGAATTTGCATGTACATAGCCGTCCAAACGGATGTGGTACAAATCCGATTTGCGCCGCTGCGTGTTCTGCCTCCGCTCTTTGCGAATCAGGCCGCGCTTTTCCAGCCAGTCGATATGGCTCGACACCGTACGCGGCGACATGCCGCACTTGTCCGCCAAACGGCTCTGCCCCGGATAGCACAGCCCGTCGTCATTGGCGTGGTCGCACAAGGCCAGCAGCACGAATTTCTGCCCGCATGGCAAATCCATATCCCAAGCCTTAGACATCAGCTTCACACTCATGCCGCACCTCCCATCGAATAGCGCACATAACGCGCGCCGTCGTTTTCCTCATCCACGCGGGCAATCACAACCCCGCGCCTTTCCAAGTCCGTAATCCGCGCGGCAAGCTGGGTGATGCCGAACTTGGCGTAAGCCTCATAGCTCGTCACCGTGCCGCCCGCTTTGAAATGCGCCAGCAATCGGGCGCACTGGCTGTTGTCTTTCAAAGGTTTCAGTGGCATAATCCGTCTCCGTAGTTTTTGATATTTTTCACAATTCAATCTCCCGCCCCCGACCCATTCGGGGGCTTCTTTTTGCCCGTCTGTCCGCTTTGCCTTTCTTCCGTGTAGAATCGAATTTCCACAAACAACCCTCCACGGAGAATCGAAAATGAATGAATCCGCATACGAACAGGCCGTAGAAATCACCAAAGCCGCCATACAGGCCAAGCCCGACATATTTCTGAAAGGCTCGAATCCGGCCTTCATCAAACAAAGTGCCGAAACCATCGCCGCCTTCGTCGAACAAACCGCGCTTCACTTGGAAGCGGTGCGCGAACGCTTGGGAAAAGAGCGGTAATTCCTCAGATACAGCAAAGCGTTTTCCAGCGATACAAGCGTATCCATAGGCAGGGCGTCGGCCTGCTCTGCCTTCTTCCACACCAGCTTTTTCAAACGTTTGATATCCTTCTTTTTCAGCTTCAAATATCTTTCTTCCATCTCACACCTCCTTCAATTCAGGCCAAATCTCGTGCCAGTCGTCGGGACGCAGGTCTTTAAGTGTGACTTCCCCGTTTGTAGCCTCGACAATTCGGCGGCACTTGTACGGAGGCACAGTCTTCTTTCCGTGTCTCATACTGGATAAATTCGATAATTTTTCATTGATTGCAGCAGCAAGGCGCGTCATCTCGCCCCGAGGCTTGCTGTTTAGATAAGAGTTCAGGTCCATACAAACGCTTAATTATCTGTTAGATAATTGTATTGTATCTATTGTGTTATCTTTTGGCAACTTTGTGAACAGAGAATTTTTGGCTATTTTGTTATCTTGTCGATAACAATAGGAGTTGAAACATGAATTTCCTTGCAGAAATCCGTTTGGAGAACATGAAAAAATTAGTAGAAGAAGCGGGGAGTGTTGCCGAATTGGCAAAACGTGCGGGATATGCCCAACCCAGCTATCTGTATCAAATCATCAATCAGACAGCGATACAAAACGGGAAGCCGAAAAACATAGGCGGGGCAATGGCGAGAAAATTAGAGTCAGCCATGAACAAGGCGGAGGGCTGGTTGGATATGAATCACGGAGAAACCCTGCCGCTCCCTCCCGAAGACACCGAAACCATCCGCATAGACCATCTCGATATGGCGGGCGCGTGCGGCGGCGGCATCGAAGCCGACGACTGGCCGTCCCCCATCAGCAGCGTGGAATTTCCCCTCGACGCCGTGCGCCGCCTCTTCTCCGGCCGCGACACCTCCGGCCTCAAAATCGTTGGCACGCGCGGCGACAGCATGGAGCCCACCATCCCCGAAACATCCGCCGTCCTTATCGACACCAAAGCCGACACCTTCGCAGGCGACGGCATCTACTTCTTCGCCTACGCCGGCGGCCTCTACACCAAACGCCTGCAAAAAACCCCCGCCGGCCTCCTCGCCCTCTCCGACAATCCCCACTACCAAGCCTTCCCCATCGACGAAAACGACCGCTTCCGCATCATCGGCAGATACTACGGCGTGATTTCCCTCAAACTGGCGCAGTGAGGCCGTCTGAAAACGCAAGTTCACATATAAGTAAACACATGAAGCCGAAAATACTCTACAATGGCGCAAGGCCGCTTATCGTACTAGCAGAGGAAAACCAACCTTCCGACTTGGAAAAAGAGCTGGCCGCCTTCCGTGACGACAGCCAAACCGTCCGCAAAGCCGCCGCCCTCGAAATCATCATGGAGCGTTTTGCCGCAGGTGAAAAACTGCCCGCTGCCATGTTCCACGAAGCGGGCGAAACAGACGGCTTAAAAGTCATGGAATTTATCAAACAGCCCATCCGCATCTACGCCGTCCCCATACCCGGCACAAAAGGAATGCTGCTGCTGACCCATTCCGTTTGGAAAAAATGGCAGAAAACCAAAGCGGCCGACCTCAAAAAAGCCGTCAGCGCCTTAAACAAACTGCAAATATCAGGAGCAATCAAATGTCTGATTACCGACTAATCAAGCAACAGGAAGCCGCAAAAATCGACTTCGCCATCATGCTCGACGGCCTGCTGGATACCAAAGGACTGACCCAGTCCGATTTGGCCGTCCGCACAGGCAAAAGCAAATCCCTTATCAGCCGCCTGATGGGCGGCGACAGCAACCCCACCGTCGAAACCATGGTATCCGTCCTCCACGCTATCGGCGAAAAACTCGTCATCACCACCGAATCCCGCCTAAGCCGCGAATATACCGCCATCCTCTCCATGCAGGCCGCCAACCCCCTACCCGACAAAACAGACCGCCCGGCGGGCAAATGGACAACCATCGACCTGCCCGCAGCCGCATGGCGCACAGAAAGCAGAGCCCAATCATGACTACAGTCAAACTACTAACCTTCGACGTCCTGTCCGCACATATCGAACACACCCCCGAAATCATGCACGGCCTTATCCGCGAACAGGCGGGCATTACCGCCGAACGTCTGCAAATCAACGAAGAAGCCTTCCAAATCTGCTACGACATCCGCGCCGACTACACGGCGGAAACCGAAGACGGCCAAAACGCCGCCGCCATCATCACCCGCTACCGCACCGTCTTCCAAATCGAACCGGCGGAAAACATCGACGGCTACACCGCCAACAAAGCGGCCGACTTTCTCAAATCCAACCCCGGCATCATACAAACTGCCGCCGGAATGTTTAACGCGCTTGTCCACAAAGACCTCGCCGACCTGCGCCGCCGCCACAACATCCGGTCGGCACTGCCGATAGCGGAAATGACCGTCAGGTAGACATACTCAAGGCCGTCTGAAAAATCAGACGGCCTTTTCCCATCCCCGCACCGCCCCCAAAGGGCGGTTTTTTGTTGCCTAAAAGATACGAACAAACAGCAGAATTTAATTCTTTTCAAATTCAAATAGATAATAAATATTATCTCAAAATATTATCTTAACTATTGACCTAAGATTATCTATTAGATAATATACACCCATCAAAACAAACCGCCCCAAAAAGCGGCACGCTCTTTAACAAATTAAGCATGGCAGCCCGACGCGGACACCGCGAGACCTTTCGGGCAGGCGCAGGCAATCCGCGCCGCACCAAGTGAACGACGCAAGGCAAAAACCCGTCAAATCACAGATTGCCCGGCGACGCTGGCCAGAAATTAAGCGAGAGACCCCTTACAGCGCCGTTTCCCCCGAGACGGCGCGAATAAGAGATTTCACCAACCAAAGGAGCGGAACAATGGACTTCCAAACCGCAGCAGAAAACCAATGGGCGGCAGCCGAAGCCGCCTACTACCGCAAACTCGACATCGCCCAAGAAGAAGCCGACGAGCGCGAAGAGCAAGAGCGACAAGCCAAGCGGCTGGCCGCATGGCACATCCGCCACAGCCTGCCCGAAATCCTCGCCGCATGGGTGGAAGCAGATGATTTGTGCGAAGAAGACTACGCCAAAAGCGACCAGTCAGACTTTGAAGCCTTCAACGCCGACACCCTCGAAATGATGGGAGAGCAGCCCCTACGCCTGCCCCTACCCATGCCCACCTACCCCCAATACACCGCCCTCAAAGCCGCCCCCCTGATGCGCGGCAGCGACCCGCGCATCCGCACAAGGAAAGCAGCATGACCGACGAACAAATCCGCGACCTCATCGCCAAACCCTACAAACAGCCCGCCGCCGCCATGATGCTGGCCGCCGAAATCGCCGCCACCGAAACCATCGACACCCTGTACCGCAAAGTCGGCACAGACACATGGAACAAAATCATGGCCGCCCTCGAAACCATCGCCCACACCCGCCTCGCCGAAGAAATCGACGAGTACAACTGGGAACAACGCCAAACCGAATAATCCCAAGAATGCCGCGCCGTCAGTCGGCGAGTGGGCGCGGCACGGCCTGATTCATGCCGACCCAAACCCCGACAACGCGCGGCCTGTTTTCTCCCTGATGCTTCCTTGGCAGGCGCGGCGCGGGCGGAATGAAGAAACCGCCATTTCAGACGGCCTGCCTGTGAACAGGTGCAGGCAGGCCGCCCTGAATAAACCGACACAAAGGACAAAAAAATGACCCTGAAAATCATCGAATGGACAGTCTTCGCCGCCGTCCTCGCCATCCTTGCCGTCATGGGCGGCTGCGAAAGCCCGAGGCCGCAGCGTGTGGAAACCCTTATCGACGCCGCCACCGCCGAGCGCATGGCCGAAATACAGGCCGACACCGACTGGCGCGGCGCCGTGCAGGAATTTAATGCCGAACGGGCAAGGCAAAACGGCTGGCAGGGCTGGCATCCGCCATTTGAACCTGCAGACGAATAGGAGCAAAACCATGCCCGACTACGCCCTATACCGCAGCCCCACCAAGAAAAACCCCGAGCGCTGGCGCATCGACGAACTACTACCGCTTGAGTTCAACAACAAAACCCCGTCCGCCCATCGCCCCTCTCAGCGCCTTTTCTTCCCCATTCACCAGCCACCCCGTCCGCCCGCCTCACCCGCCACCGCAAAAAACACGGCGACTATCCCGACTACCCAACCGCAAAAGCGGCATACGACCAACTCACAGGAGCAGCCAAATGAGCCAACACCCCGCCATTCAACAAAACCAAATCGCCATCAAAAAATACATCAACGGCGAAGCCGCCATGCGCAAAATGCAGGAGCTGATGGGCAAAAACGCCGCCAGCTTCGCCACATCCGTCATGCAGATCGTCAACAGCAACGACATGCTCAAGGAAGCCAAGCCCGAGAGCATCTTCAACGCCGCCTGCATGGCCGCCACCTTGAACCTGCCGATTAACAACAATCTCGGCTTTGCCTACATCGTTCCCTTCCGCAACAAAAAAGCCGGCACCACCGAAGCCCAGTTCCAGCTTGGCTACAAAGGTTTTATCCAGCTTGCCCAGCGCAGCGGCCAGTTCAAACGCATCAACGCCTGCGCCGTTTACGACCAAGACAGCGAAGAAGACGTCCACCGCCGCCTAACATCCCTGATTCCCACCAAGCCCCAAGGCACAGTAATCGGCTACATCGCCTACTTCCAGCTGCTCAACGGCTACGAAGCCAACCTCACCATGACGCTCGAAGAGCTGGAAGCCCACGCCAAACAGTACAGCCAGACCTACAAACGCGGCTACGGCGTCTGGGCGGACAACTTCGAAGCCATGGCGCGCAAAACCGTTATCAAACTGCTGCTGTCCCAACAGGCGCCCCTGTCCATCGACATGCAAAAGGCCGTGCTGTCCGATCAGGCCGTGATTAAAGACATCGAAGCCCAGCAGTTCGACTACATCGACAACCAGCCGTCCGACCCTGTGATGCTGCTGCCCGTGGACGACGCCCTGTTTGACACCCTGAAAAACAACATTCAGACCGGCGAAATCGCCGTTGAAGACGTGCTGAACGGCAACTACGACCTGACCGACGAACAACGGGCAGAGATTGAGAGCTTGTGATGCTTATTCGCTGTTCCGCCATCCACAAAATCATCGGCGAGTCCAAAACCAAAGGCGAAACCCTAAGCCAAACTGCCAAAAGCCACCTTATTGAGCAGGCCAAGCAGGAGCTATTCGGCGTAGCCGCCTTTGACGGTGCCAAGTACACCGAAAAGGGCAACGCATTAGAGCCGTTCGCCATACAAGGAAGCGGCATGATACGCGGCAGGCAGTACGCCAAAAATGCCGAGCGTCGCGAAAACCCGTGGATTAGCGGCGAGTGCGACATACACGACCCGAAGCACCGCCTGATTATCGACACCAAATGCAGCTGGGAGATTAAGACCCACCCGTTTTTCCGCGAAGAAGCCGAACGCAAAGTCAAAGAAGCAGGCTACGACTGGCAAATGCAGGGCTATATGTGGCTGTTCGACTGCGAGCAGGCCGAGATTGATTTTTGGTTGTTTCCCTGCCCCGAAGACCTATTGCCCACCTACGCCGACCCCGCGCGCCTGATCGACGCCGTCGAAGCCATCCCCCTGCGGCAGCGCGTAACCACCGTAACCGTCCGACGCGACGAAAAAGCCATCGAACGCATCCGCATCAAAGCCGCGCACTGCCAAGACTACTACCAACAACTGCTACAGGAAATCCAAGCATGCTGAACAAAGCAACCCGTTTTAAACCCCGCCGCCGCAAAGCGGTTTTTTATCCAACGCCAAACAGGAGATAACCAAATGGCCTCACTAACCCTCAATCTAACCTTCAAACAAGCCAAGCAGCTCCACCGCGTCCTTGCCGCGTCAGCGGAGGCCTACGGCACAGGCATCCACCCGCGAATGCCCAAGCGTAAAGGCGGTGAAGAAAGCGAAACCAAAGCCGAAAAACGCCACCACCGTGCCAACAGAGCGGTACTCGATCTGCTCAGAGCCGCCCGCGAACAGGCGCAGGCAGCGCCGGAAGAGCAAGAAATACAGGCGGAGCAGGAACTGCCCGAACCTCTGCGCACCATCCTTGCCGGACTGAAAGAAAAAGGCATCGACGCGAAAGTAGAGCGCGTAACCATCCAATCCCAAACCAAAGAAAGCGAGTAAGCAAAATGGCAAACTTTAACCAAACTCTCGAAACCATCTACGCAGGCGGCCTAGCCGCAGAGCTTGACGAAAAACTGACCGAAGTCGTCCGCGCCGCAGAACTGACCGGCAAAGTCGGCAGCATCACCGTCAGCCTCAAAATCAAAGCCAAAGGCAACAGCGGCCAAATCGAAATCACGCCTGCCGTGAAAGCCCTTGTCCCCGAACATGAGCGCGGCAACGTCCTGATGTTCGCCACCCCCGAAGGCAATCTGCAACTGGACGACCCGCGCCAGCAGAAACTCACATTCAAAGACGCGCCCGAGTCCAAACCCCTCAAATTTGCCAAGCAGTAACGGCACAGCAGGCCGTCTGAAAACGGCCTATCCTCAACCCGAAACAGAAAGGTTTCACAATGGAAAACAACACAGTAACCCAAATCGCCGCCCTCGCCCTGCAAGGTGCGGAAATCAAAACTGTAGGTGACACCCCCTTTGCCCTCGTCCCCGAAGGCTACACCGCAGAACTGCTGGAAAGACACCTGCCCGCCCCGACCCGCAAACGCGGCAACACCCGTGTGCAAGACCAAACTGGCTTTCTCGCCGTCTTCAAACGCCACCAAACCGCCGACAGCACCGTCATCTACGCCGACCGCCACGCCGCCGTCTTCCGCGCCGTCTTCAACGACGACACCGCAGAGCAGGCAGGCTGGAAAGACCACACTGTCACCTACGCCTGCCCCAAATCCAACGAATGGTATGTTTGGACGAAAAACGACGGCGTCAAAATGTCGCAAGAGCAGTTTGCCCGCTTTATCGAACAAAACCTCGTGGACATCTACGAACCCGCCGCCGCCCACATGCTGGAAATCTCCCGCGAACTGGTTGCCAAAAAATCCGCCAACTTCTCAAGCTCCATCCGCCTGAGCAACGGCAGCCACCAGTTCCACTACGACGAAGACATCAAAGGCAGCACCAAATCCGGCAACCTCGAAGTCCCCGAAACCTTCGTCATCGGCCTGCCCGTCTTCCTGAACGGCGACGCCTACAAAATCGAAGCCCGCCTGCGCTACCGCATCAAAGAGCAGCAGCTTGAAATGTGGTACGAGCTGGTACGCCCGCACGACGTTTACGAAGACGCATTCAATGCCGTGCACGCCGCCATTGCCGAAGCAACCGGCCGCGAAATCGTGAACGCCGAGATTTAAAGCAGCAAGGCCGTCTGAACGGACGGCCTTTTATGGAAATACTATGAATACCGAACAACTATTTATGAGAGAACCGGAAGAAATCATCGATGCAAAAGCCGAACTGGCTGCTGCCGTTATGGTGCAAAGAGAACTTCCACCTATGTTGTCGTTGTTCGCATGGGCAGGCGTGCTGAAAGCACACAAACAGCTATGCAGGCTCGGCATTTATCCGCAAGTACCGTATCCGTTTTGGCTGCGTCGTTTTGCAGTTTGGTATGTAACAAGATAAAGGAGATCCAAGATGACCCAATTTAAATTTGGCGACCGCGTACAAGATGCAGACGGCAAGCAGTTTGTTTTCCTGCGCGGCTTCCTATCAAGCTGTACTGTAGCCGGAGACGATGGTCGTACATACGTCTACCTAACCAACCAGCTACAACTCATCCCCCATCCCGACACCGTTCGGCTGGACTGGTTGGTAAAAAATGACTGCGCCCTGACCGAAAGGTTATGCGACGAAGACGGCGACCTCCTCGACACACCGTTCGCCGTCATCCAAAAGCAGGAAGAGCACTTTGAGGTACTGGCCGCCGCCTGCGATATCCGTGAAGCCATCGACGCCGCTATGCGGGAGGCAAACCATGATTAAACGCATCTTAAACTGGTTTCAAACCGCCAAGCCGCAGCCGACCGTATCCGACGCCAGACTGCAAGTCGGCTGTAATTTAGAAGAAGTATCAGAAATGCTGATGGTTTTCGGCGACGAAGCATCCGTCGAGCAAATAACAGAAATTGCCGATTACTACAAAGAGCCGTGGCCGTATGGGTCGGAGCAAGTTGTTTTCAGCGCCGCCGACCCCACCGAACTGCTGGACGCCCTGTGCGACCAAATCGTAACCGCCGTCGGTGTGGCCTACATGATGGGCTACGACATCGAGGGCGCGCTGGACGAAGTCTGCCGCAGCAACGAATCCAAGTTTGAGAACGGCAAACCCGTGTTTGACAACAGCGGGAAAATTGCCAAAGGCAAAAACTACACCGCGCCTGATTTGGCACGGTTTATTGGAGACAAAAAATGACACCTGAAAAAATCGAACAAGAGCGCAAGGCTTTTGAGGAGTGGTACTACGATAGCATAGGCGATACACGGTTCCCGCTTGATAAGTATGAAAACGGATGCTATTGCAATCCCAACGCAGAAGATATGTTTACAGCATGGTGCACCGCGAAAAGCCGAGCCGCACAATCCGAATGGATAAGTGTGGAGGAGAGGCTACCCGAAATCAACACCTACGTTTTAGCTGCAACCCATCGCGGACTGGTTATCAGCGACCGCGTGTGTGATTACGGTAGAGGCAAGGAGTGGGTTAGTGGTCATAGTGATAATCCAATAACTCACTGGCAACCGCTCCCCGAACCACCTGAAACGAGAGGCAAATAATGGCAACAGTAAGCATCCTCATCAGCGACCAACCGGACGGCCTGTTTATCAAACTAACATCGGACGAACCAATGCCGAAAGATGGCGAAGACGGCGGCGGCATCGCCCAGAACGCAGGCCTTATCTGCCTAGCCATTCTTAAACGCGAAATGCGGCAGATAACAGGCAAAGAACCAGCTTTAATCGATATCCAATAACCCGCGCGGCGGAACCAGAGGTAAAAAATGAACGAGATTAAAACCATCCTATCAATGGTGCAGGAGCTGCATAACAATCAGCACCGTGGCAGGCTGGCCGGGCTCACCGAAGATTCGGCTATCCTGATCGATACCGCCGACATCGCCGAAATGATGAATTACTCTTACAGCTACACTTATAATAAAATCGTCTGCCGCCCCGATTTTCCCGCGCCGGTCGACCCCGAAAAACGCCCGCGCAGCAGCGGCAAAAAAAACCGCCGCTGGATAGCCGGCGACGTGGTGAAATACATCAAATCATGCAGACAACAATAAACAAGCGGCCAATCGGCCGCTTTCCTTATTCCAGCTTATCCGCCAAATCTTCCACCGTGGGTGCGTAGTAGGTATTAAGCAAAATCCGCAAATCACGATGCCCTGAAATCTTAGCAAGCTCCATCGGCGAATATATCTTGGCCAGCCGCGTCAATGCCTCACGCCGCGCATCATGAAAATGCAGGTTTTCCAATAGACTGCGCCGCTTAAGTTTGCGAAACAGCGCATCAAGCGAGCCGCTGGTGATATTAAACACAAAAGAATTTTCGCGCACCGTTTCCATCTGTCGCAAAATCGCCACCGCCTTGCTACTTAACGGCACATTGCGCGGATGGCCGTTTTTGGTAAGCGGGATATACACATAGCGGCGATCATAAAACACACAATCCCACGTCAGCATCACAATTTCCCCCGCCCGCATCGCCGTTTCCAGCGCGAAATAAAACGCTGCCGCCGCCCGTTGCGTGCGGGCATTTGGCACACAATCAGGTGTATACCCGCCCGCAAACGCCACCGCCGCCGCATCCTCATCCGTTACCCGCTGCGTACGGGCCAGCCCGTCTGCGGGTTTATCCAGCCGCTGCATAAAGTTTTCAGGCAGCCAGCGCCATTGCTTGGACGCCACCGTCAAAACATTAGACAGCAGCACCCACTCCCGCCGCAGCGTGGACGTGCTCACCTCTTTTTTGCGCTCATCCGCCCAATCTTGAAACTGCAACTCCGATAAATGCGGCAGCCTCACCTCCGCCAGCGGCGTGCGCAGCACGCGATTGATGATATTGGTTTCATTGCGCCAGCCGTGCTTATGTACCGATACCTCGTTTTTATATCGCTCCAACACCTCCGAAAACGGCACATTCGGCGCACCGCCAAAGCGCAGCGTGCGCCACTCATTTTCGATTTTAGCCGCCCAAGCCTCCGCTTCCGCCTTGCGCGGGAACGAAGCTGATCGGTTTAGTGCCGGCAGCCCATCCCGAGCTACCCGACGAACCTGCGCCAGCCACATGCCGTTAGATTTTTTGCGGATAGATGCCATTATTTTTATCTCCGAGCCGTTGCAACGCCGTTGCAATTTGCGTTGCAAATCCGTTGCAATTATAGGCACAAACAGAGAAAAACAGAAACAAAAAGCATAAAGAAGAGGCAAAACAAGAGCAGGCTATAAATCGCCCAGAATTAAAATATACGATTGAATTATAAAGATAAAATAATATTAGCCTGCACCTTTTCCAGGTTGCAGGCTAATAGAAACTGGCACGCCCACGGGGATTCTGATTTTAATTTAAAACCAATGATATAAAATGCGCCCGTTGCAGTAAAAAGCAGTGTAACCCCAATTTATCAGCAATAATCAGAAAAAATCAGAAATAGATTTTAAAAATGCTGCATCATCACCTTTACTGAAAAATACAACAAAAAAGTTCAATTTCCCTCTTGCGGATACAACATTTTTGTTGTATTATACCTCCACTGTATAAGAAAGGAGGTAGAGATGAAATACAGTGAATTTAAGAAATGGCTAAAAGCTCAGGGCGTTGAGTTCACCACACAAAAACGCGGAAGCCACCAAAACATCAGATTAGGAAATAAAACTTCGGTTTTCCCCGACCACGGCAGTAAAGAAATCGGTTCGGGTTTAGTTAGAAAAATCAAGAAAGACTTAGGTCTTAAATAATAGGAGGTAGCCCGAAAGGGCTGCCTTACAGACAGAAAAGTAAGAAAAATAAAACGGAGGTAAATACTATGTTAGCTTATCCCTATATTTTAACCCCGGACGACAACGGCACATTTTTGGTAACGTTTCCGGATATTCCGGAGGCGGCCGCCGTTGGCGAAGATGAAGAAACCGCCGCTATTGAGGCACTGGACGGCCTGCTGTGCGCGCTAGACGGCTATTTTGAAGACCGTCGCACCGTACCTCTGCCGTCAAAACCCGCCAAAGGGCAGCCTGTCGCCACGCTCCCTGCACTGGAAACCGCCAAAGTTCTGCTGCTGAATGAGATGGTCAGCCAAGGCGTGCGCAAGGCGGAAATGGCGCGTCGGCTGGATGTACATATGCCTCAAATTGACCGCCTGCTCGACCTACGGCATAATACCCGCATAGACTTTTTGGAAAAAGCCGCCTCGAAGCTCGGTAAAAGTCTCAATATCAGCTTCTCGTAAATCCTAATTTCTTATACAGTGAAAACAAAAGGCCGTCTGAAATTCAGACGGCCTTTTGTCTATTTCACTGCGCAACCACGCCGCCGTATGCCTGCCACTCCCTCAAGTCGGAGGCCTGCCCGTCTGCGGTTTCTGCCAATCCCGCATATTTTTCAGCGCACTGTCCGAATAATAGCCAGCCTTGGGAATCTGACGCGCCATCAAATGCGGCGGCGGTTGCAGCGGTTGCGGGCAGGTTTCGGCGGCCACTTTGACGGGCGGCGTGTTGGCGCAGGCGGTCAAGCTCAAGGCGCATAGCACTAACAGTTTTTTCGGCATCTTGTCTTTCCTTTTCCAGTTCGGTTTGCCTTTCGGCCAGTTCGGCGGCGG